TAAACGCCCCGACACACACCGCAAACTACTGCATGGATGGCCTCGTGGCGGAGTGGTGACGCAGAGGACTGCAAATCCTGCCATCTATCAATGTTTTCAATGCGCATTCTGAATATGATGCCCGGAAACGCCATTTTTCTCAATTATTCGACCATTGATTCTCCACAGCTTTTCGCTGCGTTCAGAATGGCTTTGTAGCAGATTTCAGGCGCGCTAGCCATGACGAATCAACCCGCACCTTGGCAGAAGAAATACCGCTGGACGGTCACGTGGCCCGGCGAAGGACACGAAGATTGGTCCGGCTACGATGGTGAAATCTACATCGGCCGAATCATGCTGGACAAAACGACGTACGGCAAGGCTGGACAGTTCATGTGGTCTGGTGGTGCCAATGGGAAATACGGCTTCAAGAAACGGATCATGCCCCAGCAAGGATGGGAGCCCGAACACTGGCAAGCTGCCAAGGCTGTTGAGGACTGGTATGATGCCATGAGAGAGCGGAACGGGATGGAGCCGCGTCAGGGCGCCGACGATCGCGACACGCCGTAGATTTGCCTCTCGAGCCGATCTTGCCGTTCCCGCATATCGAGTAACAGGTCTCGGGCGCTGTATGTGTTGGCCTGCCCCTGCTTCAGTTCGTTGATCTGGTCTTGGAGCTGCTTGCGCACCTGGTCCTCAGATGCCCATACCCTTTCAAGCTCGGCACGCGGCACCTGATCTTTTCGGATGGTCTCGATCGCCATGGAGATATTGTTGAACTTGTCGATGTTCTCATTACGGCTGACGATCCGGTTATTCTCGTAGGTGTTTTTGAAGTCGGTGAACGCCGAAACGGAGAGAGCGCTGGCTGAGACCTCGCGCAAGTCGGCCTTTGTTTCCCCAACCGCATCCTTGATCGGCCCGAGTGCCTGAGACCCCAGCGCCACGATGATGGCGAAACAGACGCCTGCAGCAGCCCAGATCACCGGCCACTGCGTTTTCCCTGACGCTCGCAGTTCATTTGCCAAGGCGTTGACGGCAGAGTTCAGCGTCTGGAACCCGGTATTCATGTTCGATCGGAGATCAACGATATCCTTGCCCTGGTTCTCTACCCGCTCGGATAATCGAGCGTAATTCGTCATAGGGTCGAAGCCGTTTCCGTTTCCATTCGACATATCATTATTCCCTGCCGCCATTCGTCCCGTCGCCCTTTTCTATGCAATGCTTATTCAGGCAGGCTCAGGAGAGCAGCCAATATGAGAAAACCGTGGCCACGAGGACCACGGCAGAGATGACGATCGCCATGACCGCCACAGGGTTGTTGTGGAGGAAGCGCATCACTGCACAGCCTTGTCGTGCGCTGCGCATTCTTCTGCCGTCCACGTCTTTGCCCCGCAGACGCCTGCTACCGTCTCGTCGATCTTTTCCTGATCTTTCGGCGTGGCGCCGCGCGCACCGATAAGCGAAGTTCCAACGATCGACCTAGCCGTCGACTGCAACTGGCTTTTCGCGGCATTCACCTGAGGCGTTGAGGTACAAGCCGCCGCGCTCAACGCACAGGCGACGACGAACGCGAGCCTTGTCAGCTTCATTGGATAGTTCTCCGATTGCGATGTTGGTTGCCGCCTGCAGAGAGGCGCGCTCAGCGGCTCGCGCCTCCCGCTCTGCCGAGGGTTGCCAGATGAGGGCGTTGACACTCAGGCAGGCGAGGAAGCCAGCCGCCGCCCCGCCCCCGATCTTGACCCAGTCGAGAAGGCCGAACATCAGTTCTTGACCTTCTGATAGATCCCCCAGAGCGTGAGGCCGAGGATGACGGCGGCAATACCGATCCTGATCCAGTCGCCGCTGGAGAGCTCATACTGCTGACCGGAGAAGGCATTGAGGATATCGGGCAGGACGGGACCGGCCGTCGTTGCGGTAGCAGCCGCACCGCCGCCACCGATGGCCGCGACTTCCTTGTTCGGAACCCGCTTCTCAACGTCGACGAAGTTGGACGAGACGAAAGCACCCTTCGCCCAAAGGCCAGCTTCGGCGGCACGGCGGTTGACGAGGCCTTGCACCTTCTTGCCGCCGGCATTCACCCACTTCATCAACTCGGTCGGAACGGAGTTATAATCCCCCTTGTTCAGCTTCTTGAGCAGCGTGGACTTATCGATCGCCCCTGTATTGAAGTCGAATGACACGAGCGCGGCGAACTGGTTGTCGGTCAGGGGCACCTTCACCAGACGGTCAACCCTCTCCTCAAAGCGGGACAGGTCTTTGAGCAGCAACGCCTCGGCCTGGGCCTCCGATATGGTCAGGCCGGGCTTTACATGCGGGCCGGTCGATCCGTAGCCGATGGTCAGAATGCCAACGACATCCCGATAAGCGGTCAGTCGCAGGCCTTCCATCCTCTTGACGAGGGAAAGCCCCTCCGCGTTGATACGACGGGTCATTTGTTTCTCCGATGTTGATGCAAAAGAAAAAGGCCCGCCGAAGCGAGCCTTATAGATTTGTAATTACCTGCCGGGACTTGTCCCGCCAAAGCGTGACACGCCCAAACTCGCCAGCCATGGCCCGCCCCACCGGAACGCACCTAGCCTTGCCGTGCCTGCCGAGACTTAGCTTGCCTGACCCAACCTAGACAGGACTTACCTCGCCTGCCGCACCGGACCACAACACAACTAGCCTAGCCGTAACGTGCCTGCCCTACCGTGATCCTTGCCAGCCGGTCGGGCAACCGGCTCCGCACTCATTCTCCGATCTTGTCGAGTGACTTCGGAAAGTCTGCCTCGATCACATCGATTATCTTCACGAACCCGGCGAACTCCTCCAAGTCCTTGTAGCGGAGGCGCCATGCCTTGAGTTCGTTCATTGCGCGGTCAAGCACAAGCTGCCTTGTCTTGGCTTGGGATAGGGCGTGGGTGGTCTCCCTATAGTGCGGCGATGACGGCTCTGGGACGTGGATATATGCCCTCTGCCGCACAGCGGGTTTGTTCGGGCTGACATACACCGCTACGACGGCGCGGATCAGGCCCCTCGCCTGTTGAAGGCGATACTGCTCCGCAGCTTCGCTGTTGTCCCACTCAAAGAATGAGTGGAGCGGCGAATTGTCGTGGCGGGCGTCGGCAAGGACATCCTTCGGGGTCAGTTCTCCTTTGAACTTCTTCCGAAGCATTTCGATATGCTGCCCGACGATGTTCGGGTCAGGATGGTGGCCAGCCTGAAAGCGAACACCATCGGCAAATTCGAAACCGGCAATCTTAGGCTGTTTCATCGGCCAGCCTCCAATTTCGTGATGTCCTTATCGGTCGCAACATGGAACATGCCGTTCATGCCGTCCTTTTCGGGCCTCCACTCACCAACTCCCACGGCAAAGCCGGCAACGTTGATGATATTGAGGATCTGAGCCTCAGATAGGACGTTGGCGTTGAAACGGACCAGCAGCTTCGCATGCCAGTCCGCGAACTCGCCGCGGTACCGGAGATCGGCCGTTCCCATCCCAACCCGCACCATATCCTCGCGCATGGACGGTGAACCACCTTCGATGCGAACAAGGTTTACCCGAGCCTTTGTACCTTCGAACGCGCCGTTTACGTCGATGTCCTCCCCGAGGATGTGGAAGGCCTGCCGAGCGGCAATCTTCGTGATACCGGCCACGGACGTGCAGGCGGTGACCGCTGCAGCCTTGAAGCCGATCGAGGGGAAGCCGAACCCATCGCCAAGGCGATAGAGCGAGGCCTCGAAGTCGGCCCGAGGGTCTTTCGCTTCCTTGGCCTGTTTGGCCTTTTTCATCTGCTTGTCGAGCATTTCCCGCTTGGCTTTCTCAGACCAGGCATGAACGATTAGGGGGCTGTCACCGATGACGGTGACCTCCATTAGGCGAATATCGAGAGGCGGTAGCTCAATGCCGACGTCGTCTTTCCTCGTAGCCATTAGGCGGCCCTCCCTGCCAAGCTCTCAATGACCTTGAACATGGCATCGGTGGAAAGCTCTCCGATATATTCACTGCTGATATGGCGAGCCTTGATGCGCACATCGTCGAGCGTCTCGCATTGGCCGTAAAGGATACGGTCATCGAGATCGTTCATCAGGTCAGCCAAGCGATCAGCCTCGCGACAAGCCGCCTTCCATCCTGTTTCGATTTCCCAGAGATCCCGTTTTGCCTTCCGGCCTTCAAAAACCTCGACAACGCCAGCCTTGACCTTGCGATAATTGGCGAGGTGACTGTCGGCCCAACGGTCTCCCATCATCTTCCGGCTCGCCTCTGTCGTGCGCTCTCTTTTCTCGAAGAAGAACTCAATCGCCGATCGGGAATGCATCTCGTAGTTTTGGCCGGGAATCACCATGATCCGCGGCAGGTCTGCCGACGTGACCGTCGGGAAGCCGGGATTTGATGGAAGTTCTGAAATCCGCTCAACCCGGTCCAGCGCCGCCTGATATAGCGACTTGATCTCCGAGAACTGAGCAGCGACTGATCCAAGGCCGACGACTACCGCAGCTGGGGCCAGAGCCGCGACTGGGGTGGACGCTGCAACGACAGCGCCCTTCATGAATGTGCGGCGGTCCATTATGCAGCCCTCGCAGATGCCGGGAACGCCTTCGCAAGAACCGTCAGGCCCTTCGGTGTTACCCTGATTTGCGTGGAGATCCACTCCGACCCATCGGGACGTGGACCGGTTGCGACCTTGTGCTCCAGATAGCCGGCGACGATCTTGGACTGATACGCGATGTCATCGCGCGAGCCTGGGCGACGGTAGGTCCAGCCGTTGGTGCGCATCCACTTGATAAGCAGATGCGGCGGGATGCCAAGGTGCTTCGCCGCTTCGGTTCGGTTGAAGCTGCCATGAGCTTCCATGAGCTGTCCGATCGCTTCCACGGCCGGGCGCATCGCTTCGACCCGGTTTTCCAGCTCGATAACCTTCTCGACGTTCTCGAGAAGAAGACCGCGCAGCGTCGACGGATCGTTCAGGTTCGGAGTGTTCACCGGCTGGTGACGGCATTCAAGCTCCTCCAACCGGTCGATGATCCGAGCGCGAAGCTCTACTGAGTAGCCAGAGACGAGGATCAGTGTTTCCCGCTTGGGAAGACGAAACTCCTCGTACGTCTGGCCGTTCTGGGGGTCGGTCCAGTTTTGGGCATACCCCGTTTCCCCTGTTTTCAGGGAGGCCAGCATGAGTTTGATGTCCCGCATCACATGCTTGTGCTGCTTGCCAGCCAGTGATGCGATCTCGCGGCTGGACATAGTCAGCGCCGTTGCGGCACCACCAATTGCCAATTGAGGCACAGTTCTGCTATCATGCTCTCGCATGTTGAAACTCCTGTGAGTTTTGATTGTGATCAGGAAAGAGCGGGACGGTTGCCTAGACCGATGTCCCGCTCTTTTCGTTTTGTAGCGCCCTCTCGATGAGGACTACAATCTCAGCGGCCATCGTCCGCCGGTTTTTGTCCGCTGATGCCTTGACCTCCTCCTTGAGGCTGTTCGGCATTCGGAAATTCACTTGCTTTTCTACCGTCACTATCCTTCTCTCCGAAAACATAGCTAATCGCTACAAATCAAACATAGCGAGTCGCGAGGATTGTCGCAACATAAAAATGTAGCTACTCGCTATGTGTCTATATCGAGGTGCACCATTGGCTGATAAAAAGACCTACCCCAGCGACAAGCAGGATCAGTACATGGTGCGTTTCCCGGCAGGTATGCGGGAAACGCTGAAACGTTTGGCTTCCGATGCCAACCGAAGCTTGAACGCGGAAATAGTCGCCAGGTTGGATGAGAGCCTGACTGCGGAACGTGATGTCAGCGATCTCTATAAGCTTCTCGACCAGACCTACGATGAGCGGAGGCAACTGTCGGAGACAATACACTCACAAGATGTTGCCTTGCAGACGGTTCGCCGCAGCCATCGCGACCTTGTGACAATCGCAAAAGAACTGGGAGGCCTCTTTCTCGCTAATCAAGAGGGCCAGCCTGAGTATCTAATTGTTCTCGCCAAAGCCCTCGCCAGTTTTGAGATCGATGACGATGAAGACAAGTCGGCACCTGTCGAAGGGATAGATTGGGACCAATACCCACCAGACCCCTCTGATGAGATCGCTCGGCGCAAAGCCCTCAAGTCGGACGATTAGCCTGTCGGCCAGGTCAGTTCCTGGATTCCGGCAATAAACTCGTCGATCAACGGCGCTTCAATCGCGCCGGCCTCGACAGCCGCCAGCTTGTCGAACATGTATGCCAGAGCAGCATCCCGCCACGCGATATAGGCAACAGCCTCAGCGGCCCATTGCGGGTTCGTGCTGCCGAGATAGGCCGGGACAGTCAGACGGTTGTCGTATTGGCGCTGTTGAGCGACGGCATCGAGATGAGCGTCGAAAGCGGCCTTGTAAGCGGCAAGCTGTCCTGCCCTGGCCTCGGCGGCCTTCTGCTCTGCCGTGATGATGCAGGAAGTGTCAGGCGTCCACATCGGCAACCTCCTTAGGTTCGGCTGCTGGCGGATCAAACGGCAAAGCAATGACGCCGTCCGGTGGACTGACGATGGCGGCCGGGAAGGCTACAGCCTTGGATGGGTTTGGACCATGCGGCAGGATCAGCGTCAGGTGAATTTCACCATCGATCCGATCGACACGACCGACGATCCATTCGCATGGCACAGTGCCGGCCGGGATCGTCGCGCCATCGGGCAGACTTGAAAAATCGAACTGATCGCCGTTGACGGTCAGGACGTCCCCGGACTTCGATACCGTCAACGCGTCATCGCGGCGCTGCGGAGACAATGAGATACGCATCAGAACCACCTTCCTACAGCAGTGACAACCATCGATTGGACACCGCGGTTTCGGCTCGCAACACCGGAAATCTGCGTGGTCGTCAGGCCCATGGCTGCGGGAACACCCCAAATCGCCCCCGCTCCACTGGTCTTGTTTACATCGACCTGCGGCACCGTTCCCACGAAGGGGGCCGGGAACGTCCAGTCTGTATTGGTTCCTGGAACCCAAAGCCCCAGATCAAACGACGTATCAATATTGATCGACACTAGATGCTTGCACTCAAGCCGCCCGTCGAGATACTTGCAGAACTCACCGTTTGCATTGGCCCCTCGCTCGGCAATTCCTCCGGTTGGGACACCGCCAGACTGGGAGACGCTCGCTAGCGCGTTGCCGCGCCGGAATGCCTTATCAGCCGTCAGATCATTCCGAATCTGAGAGTTCGGGAACTGACCAAGCGTGGTGTAAAAAGCAGCAAGGTCAGCATCATCGAGCAATGTCCGCATGAATGCAGAGATGCCGGTGAGCGCTGCGGCACCTCCCGAACTGAAGAATGGAAGCTTATCAGCTTCTGGTGTCAGGCCGGCAAGAGCGGCAAGAACAGGCGACCGTAATTCGTTGATGATCTGCGCCAGCGCAGCGGCATTGGCGACTGTCTGCTGACCATACGCCGTGTCGCGCATGATCCAGTAGGCTTGCGTTGCCGCCGTTGTTCCGCGCCATGGTGTTGCCAGTGTCAGCTGCGTGTCGCTGTCGATGATGGCAATCGGAACCGGATTGCCGTTGGCGCTGTCGAGGCCGAACATGCCGCCGGTTAGGAGAGCCGTGGCCCACCCTGTCCCGACGCCGGTCACCACGGCGCTGCCGGCGGTCACGGAAACCGTGCCGGATACATATGGAACTGTCATGATGATCCCTTAGGAGGAAGGAAAGCCGAGGATGTAATATCGGATGCCGAGAACCTGCGCCGGAGCGAAGGAATAACCCCATCCGCCAGAGTAGATTTCTCGCTCTGCGTTGCCGTTATGGGTGTAAAACGTCGCCTTCCCGGCTGACAGCTGGCAGAACGTCGATCGGCCCTGATGATAGTCGAAGCCGTCCGTGTAATCCCGCGTGATGGCGCATATCGGGTTCTTGACGTGTGGTCCCAGCGCTGACGTGTTGTGGAAGGTGGCATACTTCACGATCGGGAAGAGACCAGCGTCGTCGAAGGTCACCT